GCCGTGTGATGCGCCAAGGCTGGAGCCTTGAGCGTGCGATGTCAACGCCAAAACTGAAGTAACCACGATCCACTCCGCACCAAGCCCCGCTCAGTCGGGGCTTTTTTATTGCCTACGCGATATGCCCGAACCCTGCCAGTGCCATTCGTGCAAGACGAAGCTATCGCCCACGAAAGATGCCATTACCGTGAGCGGCATCCTGGCTGTCGAGCAACTGGGGCCGAAACAGTCACTGACGCCGAACGGATTTCTGCTCTGCGAAGAAGTGCCGATTGCTCGCATTGGCCTGCAGGATTACGCCGCGATCGAGTTGCCCGATGTAGAAGACAAAGACGGTGTGGTTCAGGTCGAGCGCCATGAGGACGATGTATTTGATCCTGAGTCGATGGCCTCTTTCGAGGGCGTGCCGGTCACGGTTGAACACCCGAACGATCCTGTCACTCCATCGAACTGGATCGTCTACGCAAAAGGCATTGCATTCAACATCCGCCGCGGCGAAGGGGAAATGAGCGATTTCCTCCTGGCCGATCTCCTGGTGATGGACAGGACCGCGATTCACGATGTGCAGACCAAGCGTCTACGCGAAATCAGCAACGGATACGACGCTGAATATAAACAGATTGCTCCCGGACGCGCTCGACAGACGTCGATCGTCGGGAACCACGTAGCACTACTGTCAGGCTCCGCCAGATGCGGCGAAGCATGTTCGGTGCAGGACTCAAAACCACCCTCCCTAGGAGATTTCCCCATGGCTGTTAAGAACGGCGCCGACTCCCTCCGGGATAAGTTGCGCAAACTGTTTATGACGCGCGACTCGGATGCCTTCGAGAAAACGCTGTCGGAAGAAGTGAAGGACGAAGACGGCATGGATAAAAACATGCCCGACATTCACATCCATATGCCGGGTGTCGAGAAGCCGAACGCCGATGAGCCGACGAAAGACGAACCCACCGACGATCCGATGGCGAAATGCATGGCTGCCATCGAATCGGTAGCGCAGGCAGTTTCCGCGATTGGTGATCGTGTGGCAAAGCTGGAAAAGCCTGCTACGTCTGACGAAGATCCGGCGACCGATCCGGCAGACGATCCTGACGCTGATCCCGCTACCACCGACGAAGATCCGGATCCGAAAGACCCGAAGTCGACCAAGGATTCCGCCTCGTTCAAGGATGAATTCCAGGACGCCAGGGCGCGGGCCGAGATCCTCGCCCCCGGCGTGAAGCTGCCGACGTTCGACGCCAAGCTGGACGCCAAGAAGACATCGGATGCGATCTGCGTACTGCGCCGTCGCGCCTTGCGCACTGCCCTCACCAACGACAACGCGTCGCTGGTGAAAAGCATCGTAGGCGATGCTGATGTGGCGAAGATGCCTTGCGGGATTGCCGCGATGGCCTTCAACGCAGCATCTGAGCTCGTCAAGCAGAAGAACATGGCATCGAAGACCGTCACCACTGACGCGAAGCCTGAGCCGAAGAAAGACCTCAACCAGATCCACGCCGATTTTTGGGCGAACCGTAAGTAAGGAGCCGACATGCCCTCGTTGCAAGCTTATACATTCCGCATGCCGGCTGGTTTTGCCGGTGATCTTCAGCGTGCTGAAGTAGCGACTATCGAAACCCAACTCATCAGCACTGCTGCGCCGCCGACCGTGTTTGGCGTCGCCGTGAAACTGGTTTCGGGTGCGATTCAGCCGATTAACCTTGCTGGCGACACCGCCGCACTGGTCTACGGTATCAACCTGCGCCCTTACCCGATCCAGGGTAACGGCACCGATCCGCTCGGCACATCGACGCCGCCGGTTTCGGGCGTGACTGACATCCTGAAGCGCGGTTACGTGAACGTGTCGCTGGGCGGCACGACTGCCGCAGCCAAGGGCGGTCTCGTCTACGTTCGTGTGGCGAATCCGGCATCTGGCAAGCCGCTCGGTGGCTTCGAAGCTGCTTCGGATACCACGAACACCGTCGTCCTTCCGGCGAATACGTACTTCACCGGCCCTGCCGATGCGTACGGAATTTGCGAAATCGCATTCAATATTTGAATCCCCGGCGCCTAACAGCGCACCTCAGAGATCCGCTTAGGCGGGTTTTCGCATTTCTGGAGCATCAATAAATGGACATGTCTGTTCAAAAATTCCTCAAGCGCCGGGAAATCGCTGAAGCGTCGCGGAAAGCAATCCGCCGCTTCACGACCGACGAACAATTCACCTACGACCGCGCAACGGTCGACTCGACAGGCGTGTTCCTGGTCGGGCAGCTCGAACGTCTGGATCAGACGCTCAATGAGCCGCTGGTTGAATTCACCTGGTCGCGCGACATCGAGATTCGTACCGATGTTTCGCCGGCTGACGAAATCGCGTCGTGGACGAACTCCGCGTTCGCGATGTCAGGCGGTATCAATCCGGGCGGCCTGAACTGGATCTCCAACGAAGGGAATGCACTCGCCGGCCCGTCGCTGGATATCGGCAAGACGCCGCAGCCGATGCGCCTGTGGGGTGCTGAAGTCAAGTACACGGTGCCCGAACTGGTGAAAGCCCAGAAGCTCGGCATGCCGGTGGACGCGCAGAAGGTCGAAGGCATGAACCTCAAGCGCAACATGGACCTGGACAACATCGTCTATTTCGGCGATTCGTCCGTCGGCTTCACCGGCCTGGTGAACTCGAATTCGCTGGTCGGTGGATTCCAGAACGTCGCAAACGGCGCTGCTGGTACGCCGCAGTGGACCACCAAGACGGCCCTCGAAATCCTGAAGGACGTCAACGAAATTCTGACGACCACCTGGATGAATTCGGGCTGGAAGGTGCTGCCAGATACGCTCCTGGTGCCGCCGGCACAGCTTGGATTTATCGCAAGCCAACCGGTCAACACCGCTGCACAGAAGACCATTCTCGCGTACATCATCGAGAACAACATCTGCGCACAACAAGGTCAGAAGCTGAACATCCTGCCGCTGAAGTGGTTGATTGGCGCCGGCGTGGGCGGCACACCGGGCACGATCGGCAACGACCGTATGGTCGCGTACAACAAGAGCAAGAAGTACGTCCAGTACCCGATGACGGAACTGCAGCGTACACCGCTCGAGTATCGCTCGCTCTTTCAGATCACTACTTACTGGGCACGCTTCGGTCAGGTCGAGTTCCGCTACAACACGACTTTGTCCTACCGCGACAACATCTGAGCGGTTGCCGGGAGTCGTTGTAATATAGACCTCTCCCGGCTGTTCTCCGGAGCAAACTATGACCCGAATCGCCAATCAGGACTTCACCCTGACCCGCGACGACTGCCGGCCGCTTCCGTTTGTGGCTGGAGAGGAAATCCCCGCTGAGTACGAATCGCACTGGTGGGTATTGCTGCACAGTGACGAAACCGCAGTTTCAGAGTCGGTTGTAGTCGAAGAAAAACGCAAGCCAGGTCGACCGGCGAAAGCATGACAACCCTTACTCCATCCCAGTTCCGGTCTGACTTTCCGGAGTTCGCCAACACGGCGATCTATTCCGATGCGCTGGTCCAGATGTGGCTGACTGTCGCGGCTTCGCTGGTCAATGGCGCGCGGTGGATGGAGTTGACCAACATCGGTCTCGAGCTGGTGACGGCACATCATCTGGTGCTGTCACTGCGGGACCAGACCGCGGCGTCTGTAGGTGGCGTTCCCGGCCTCATGACTGGCCCGACCTCGGCGAAGTCCGTCGATAAGGTCAGCACGAGTTACGACACGGGCGCCGCGACGCTGGATGGCGCAGGCTTTTTTGCATTGACATCGTATGGCATTCGCTTCCTGACGCTGGCCCGCATGATGGGTGCTGGTGGGATGCAGGTCTGACCGAGGTTCATATGAAGTCCGGCGCTACGATGACGGCCGACAAGATGGCAGCGCTCATCCGGTCAATCACTAAACTTGCGCAAAAGGATGTGCTGATCGGCATTCCCGATAGCGCGCCCGAGCGTGACGACACGCCGATGACGAATGCGCAGATTGGCTACGTCATGGAAACCGGTTCGCCGGCCCATAACGTGCCCGCCAGACCGTTTCTGGTTCCTGGCGTGCAGGATGTGCAGGCTGAATGCGCTGAGCGTCTGAAACAGGGCGCCACGGCTGCGCTGGAAGGCAATGATTCGGGCGCCATGCGCGCCTTGACGACGGCCGGCCTGATTGCAGAGGCATCCGTCAAGCAGAAGATCGGCAGCAACATCCCGCCCGCACTCTCACCCGAAACGATTCGCAACCGGCGAAGAAGCCGGCAGACGCAAAGCATGCGCAAGAGCGAGAAGGATTATCTGAAGGCGGTTGCCGATGGGGTTGATCCTGCGCAAGCCCAGACGGCGACCGGCATCATCCCGCTTGTGAATACTGGCAGCATGCGCAACTCGGTTACTAGCCTGGTGCGCGACAAGAAGTAAATCGCCTCACACCCATACTGAGCCCCGATTCGTCGGGGCTTTTTCATTTCAAGGTCGCAAATGGCCCTCCCTGATTTCGTTTTCACTGGCGAAGCAGTGCTTTCCGCCAGCGGCACGTCTGCGACCGTTACGGTTCCTGCGACTGGTACGCCGACCCAGGTCATCGTGACAAATCTCGGACCCGCTGTCGCTTTCATTGGCTACGGTGCGTCTGTCACGGTTGCTACTGGTCATCCTGTTTTGCCGAATGTGCCGGTGGTGATGAACCTGAATTCAAACACGGCTATCGCTGCGATCACGACGGGTGATCCCGCTTCGCTCCGCATTACTGCCGCCAAGTAACCATGCCGCTCCTCGACGTCTCTGAAATTTTGCTAGATCCGGATTTCGTGGACAGCCTTGTCTGTATGCGCAACACACAGACGGTCGACGACAACGGGATTGCCACAGATACGCCGACCACGACTCCGTTCTATGGCGTGGTGACTAATAACACAGGCGACCTGTTGATGCGCCTGGCTGAAGGGTCGCGTATCACTGGCTCTATCACCGTGCACAGCCAGTTCAACCTGATAGCCGGCAACGACGGAATCGATGCCGACATCGTGACGTGGAATGGCCGGCAATACACCGTCACTAACGTAGGCGACTGGTCCCGGTTCGGGATTGGCTTTACTGCAACAAACTGCGAACTGATTCCGCTGACAGGTGGCTCGAGTGGGCAATGATTCGACGACGCCGGGATATTTGGTCCCGACAGCGCCTTCGCCTCCACTTGAGGATGCCGATCTTGATGCGGTGTTCCAGCAGATGGTTGTGGGCCTGACCGGTCTGCCGGGAAATCTGGTACGCCCTCGCTGGCAGCCGACTGTGCCGCAGCAACCAGAGCCCTCGGTCAACTGGTGCGCGATCGGCGTCACGTCAAGCGATGCTGATGCAAACCCGGCAATGATCCATAACGGTTCGGGCGACGGTTCCGATATCCTGCAGCGCAATGAAATCCTGACGGTGCTGCTGAGTTTCTACGGGCCGAATGCAAGCGCCAATGCTGCGCAGGCTCGTGACGGTATTTACGTGTCGCAGAACAATGCAGTCCTATCCGGTTTTTCGATGGGGCTGGTTGGCGTCGGGAAAAAGCGTGCAGTGCCTGAACTGGTCAACCAGCAATGGGTGCGCCGGTTCGATTTCGAAATGACGGTTCGTCGCGAGATTATTCGCACCTACAACGTCCTCACCGTCCTGTCGGCAGATGGCACCGTGGATTCCGACCCGCGAACCATCCCCTTCACCGTTTCCGAATAACCCCTCGAAACACCTTCTGAGCCCGCCGCGAGCGGGCTTTTTCTATTGGGATCCGCACAAATGACGACGGCTCAACTTCCTATTTCCCGCCTGATCCAGGGGACGGTGAACCTGTCGCCCAATGCGGCCCAGGCGCAGAACCTGAATACCGAACTGATCCTGGGCTCGTCGCCCGTGATCGATGTGAATTCCCGGATGCGCTCGTATACCGGCATCACTGCTGTCGCTGGTGATTTCGGCACGACAGCACCCGAATATCTGGCCGCGGTTGACTGGTTCGGCCAGATTCCCTCGCCAGCCAATGTACTGATCGGCCGCTGGGCGCAGACTGCGACCGCGGCTGAACTGTTTGGCGCATCACTTTCTGTTGCTCAGCAGTTGATGAGCGCATGGACCGCGATCACTGCTCCCGCATTCTCGGTCACGATCAACGGAACGCCGTACACGATCTCGCCGGCCAGTTTCGCGACGCAAACCAACCTGAACGGTATCGCATCGCTGATCCAGACCGCGCTAGCCGCCGCTGTGGCCGGCTCGACCTGCGTGTGGAATTCGAGTTTTGCCCAGTTCCAGATCACGGACGGCTCGACCGGTGCGACATCGACCCTGAGCTTTCTGAGCGCTCCGACTGCTTTCGGTGCGGTGACGTACTCGGTCAACCCGACCGCAGCAGCTACCGTCACGATCGGCGGCACTGTGGTGACGTTCGTGTCGGCCCTGACCACTGGTAACCAGATCCTGATTGGCGCGACGCTATCGGCGACCTTGGTTGCCGCGGTGACGTTCCTGAATCAGTCCACCGATACCAACCTGTCGAAGGCAGTGTATTCGGTCAATCAGGCTGGCACCGCACTCCAGATCGTCTACAAGACGGCAGGCACGGCAGGCAATGCATTCACGCTGGCTGGATCGGTTGGCACAGTCTCGGGCGCGACCCTGACGGGCGGCAGCGGTACGGACATCTCTTCGATGCTCGGCATGACCGCCGCATCGTCGGGCGCATTTGTCGCCCAAGGCGTTAATGCTGAATCGGCAGTTACGGCCGCAACCCTGTTCGACAATCAGTTCGGCCAGCAATGGTACGGATTGACGGTTCCGCAAGCAGCCGACTCCGACCACCTTGCGCTGGCTGCATTCTGCGAAGCGACGACCAACAAGCACTTCTACGGTGTGACGACGCAAGAGGCTGGTGTTCTGACAACGCAGAGCACGACCGATATCGCATCGCAGTTGCAGGCACTTGGCTACAACAAGACATGCTCGCAGTTCTCGAGCAATAGCGCCTACGCAGTGAATTCGCTTCTTGGCCGCCAGTTGACGGTGGACTACACCGGCAACAACACGGTCATCACCCTGTTCTACAAACAAGAGCCGGGTGTTCAGGCTGAAACGCTCAATGCCACCCAGATGGCTGCGCTCGAAGGCAAGAACTGCAACGTCTACGTGGCCTACAACAACGGCTCGACGATCATCGAGCCGGCCAAGGTTGCATCGGGCGAGTACATCGACACCATCGTTGGCATGGATGCGTTCTGTATCGATGTTCAGAACGCGCTGTTCAACCGTCTCTTCACGAGCACGACGAAGATTCCGCAGACCGATCCCGGCATGCACATCCTCGCGACGGACATCGAAGGCGTTTGCCAGCAGTACGTCAACAACGGTTTGTTTGCACCCGGCACGTGGAACAGCGGCGGCTTCGGCACGCTAAATACGGGAGACTTCCTGCCCAAGGGCTACTACGTCTTCCAGCCGACTGTCGCATCGCAAAGCCAGGCTGACCGCGCTGCACGCAAGTCAGTTCCGTTCCAGATCGCCGTAAAGCTGGCGGGCGCCGTACACGACGTCGACTTCGCCGTGTCCGTCAATCAATAAGCGAGATAACACATGAGCGCATATAGCTTTCAGGACTTTTCCCTGACTCTGACGGGTCCGGGCGGCGCAATCACTCTCGGTGACGGCGCGGGCGATGCAAAAGAAGGCGTGACTTTCGAGTTTGTCGAAAACGCCAACACGATGGTCATCGGTGCTGATGGCACGTCCATGCACAGCCTGAACCCGGGCAAGGGTGGACGCGCCACGGTGCGCCTGCTGAAGACCTCGCCGACTAACGGCAAACTCTCGGCAATGTACAACTTCCAGCGCACGTCGTCGGCCAACTGGGCGCAAAACGTCATGGCTGGTTCGGATATCGTCCGCGGCGAGCAGTACTCCTGCCAGCAGGTCGCGTTCTCGAAGTTCCCGAATAACACCTATGCAATGGAAGCCGGCACGATCGAATGGGTGTTCGATATCGGCGTGATGGACCCTGCTCTGGCCGTTGGGGTGTAATCCATGACCGACATCGTTGAAGTCGGCGGCCAGAAATACCGGATCGGCCGCATCGACGCGCGCAAGCAGTTTCACGTGGCGCGGCGCCTTACTCCGTTGCTGGCCGGGATGGCCGGCATGAGTTCAGTGCCCGATAAAAGCGACGGATTCGCTGCGTTCCTAGGCCCTCTTACTGATGCACTGTCGGGCATGTCTGATGATGACGTGGACTACGTGCTCGATGCGTGCCTCGGTGTTTGCCAACGCATGCAGGCGAATGGCCAGGGCGCACCTGTCGTCGCACGTGGCGGCGGTCTCATGTTCGAAGACATCGACATGGGTCAGATGGTCCAGCTCGCCGTGAAAGTGATCCAGGGGAACCTGGGCGGTTTTTTTCCCGGCGCGGTAGCGGCGTAAGCGCGAGCCAGTCTCAAAACACCTCGCTGCTCTCGCTGCCTGACGGCGAAGACTGGTTGCTTCAACCCGTCATGGAGCATCTGTGCAAGTACGAATCCCTCATAGACGGGACGCTGGGTCTAGAGGACATCGCGCTTCTTAACGATGCAATCGCCGTGCGCTCAGCCAACGAAGAAATACTCAGACAGCAAGCGGAGCGTAATAAATGAGCGATAACGTGCTCCGGGAGTTCCTCGTCAGTTTGGGCTTTACCATCGATGAAGCGTCGATGAAGAAGTTCACGACCTCGGTCGAAGCCGTTACCAAATCGGTCAAGACGGTTGGGCTTGAGGTCGCTGCTGCTGCAACTGGCATTATTGCGGGCGTAAAGATCATCTCTAACCAGATGGAGAATCTTTACTACGCGTCGCAGCGTACCGGTGCGACCGTTGGGAACATCATGGCCCTGCGGTATGCCGCGGGTCAGATTGGTCTGACTGCAGATCAGGCGCAAGGCGCACTCGAGAATTTCGCTCGTACGCTTCGCCTGAATCCCGGTTCCAGTGGCCTGCTCGATTCGCTGGGCGTCACCGGAAAAGACCCCGCAGAGAAATTCGACAGTTTCATCGGCAAAGCGAAGCAGATGCAGCCCTATGTGGCTGCTGCCTACGCACAGTTGTTCGGCATCGATCCCGACACGCTGCTGATGCTAGAGCAGGGACAAGACAAGCGTCTTGCAGCCGAACAGCAGTACCGCAAAAAGCTCACTGAGTTCGGGATCGATCCGGATCAGGCGGCGCAATCTGGCGTCGATTTCAATAACTCACTCCGGTCTGTCAAGGATACGTTCAACGATCTATGGATCGTAATCGAGTCCAAGCTCGCCCCGGTTCTCACACCGCTCGTCAACCAGTTTGAGAAGTTCGCAGAGAACCATGCCGGAGAAGTTGCGCAGGGCATTGCAGATGCGGTTCAGAGTCTTGCGAACTGGATCCAGAGCGTCAACTGGAAGAAGGTAGGCGACGATATCGTTTCCGTCTATCACGCTATTGGCGGCCTGAAGGGAATTCTGATCGGGCTCGCTGCAATTCAGTTGATGCCACTCGTAACGGGGATTCTCAATCTCGTTGCTGCTGTGGTGCGACTCGGTGGCGTGGCGGCTGGCGGTGCTATCGGCGCCCTACTGAAAGTACTAGGTCCTATCGCCCTGCTCTTTCATAGTGAAAACCTGAATCAGGGCGAGGATGATAAGGTCGCCCAGAACCAGGCGGCGGCCGGCGCGATCGACCCAGCGACATTCGATTTCAATGGGCCAGCAAATCGCGGAGGGAAGACTCCATCCCCTCAGCCGATGTACGATGACTCGTTCGGCTCGATCATCGAGATTCCGCCCAGCAATGCGCCACGCGGAATCAGGAATAACAACCCTGGAAACATCCGTTTCGGTAAGTTTGCGCAACAGACGGGCGCGACCGGCCAGGATGACAAGGGCTTCGCCGTGTTCCAGTCGATGGGTGACGGGATCAAGGCCGCGATCAAATTGCTTGAGGGCTATGTATCCAGGGGATACGACACCGTTCGCTCGATCATTTCGAAGTGGGCGCCCTCGAGCGAAAACAACACTTCAGCATATGTCGATGCTGTCGCCAAGAAACTGGGCATCTCCGCAGATGCAAAGCTGAATGGCGATCAACTCGGCGGCGTTGCCAATGCGATCTTCCAGCATGAAAACGGTCGGGCGTTCGGCAATGTCAATGCGATGAGCGGCGCACGTCTCGGTGCTGGAGGCGGCTCATCGCCGGGCATCAAAATCCAGCAGGAAAACACGTTCCATATCGACGGGTCGTCCGATCCGCAGGGGACCGCTCGAGCTGTGAGTGGCGAACAAAGCCGTGTTAATGGCGACCTCGTAAGAAACTTCGCTGGAGCATTTAGATGAGCGTATTGGGAAACGCGGTTGCAGCAGGGCAAATCCTGATTCAACTGCTAACCAATAAGCCGAAGCGCGGTTTTGATGATGGATCGGGGACTTTATTCGTCCCGGATGCAACGATTGAAGAAGCTCATACGGACGAAACGGAGATCACGGACCATCCCGTAGAACAGGGAACCGTTATCTCCGATCACGCCTTTAATCGCCCGTCCGAACTAATCGTCACGGCTGGGTGGTCTGATAGTCCTAACAATTCTGGTCTGGCAAACCAGATAGTAGGCGCGGCAGCAAACGCAAGTTCAGCGCTGCAAACTATCATCGGCGCAGCTCGCACCATCGGCGGCGTCGTGGATATGTTCGCCAGTAGCGACTCTGGATCACCCTCTCAGGCTGCCTATCAGCAGTTGCTCGCCATGCGGGCCAACCGGACGCTGTTCACGATATACACCGGTAAGCGCGTCTATCAGAACATGCTCATCAAGTCGCTGGCAGCTACAACGGACGCGAAGACCGAGAACAGCCTGATCATCCGCATAGGCTGTCGGCAGATACTGATGGCTCAGACGCAGACTGTGACCGTCCCGGATTCGTCGAATATGGCGAACCCGGAACAGAACGGCGCGACGGTGAATAACGGAGTGAAGTATCCATTGCCCTCGCCTAACATCAACACGACCGCTTTGCCTCAGTTCAATTCATCCGGGCAACAGGTATGACGACTTACTACGAAATACCACTGTCGCCCGAGCCACAGACGTTCACCATTGCGCTCGCCGGCACGACCTACGGTTTCACAGTCGGCTGGAATGTTCCGAATTCGTCGTGGACTATCGATATCGCCGATGCGAGCGGTAACCCGATCCTGTTGGGAATCCCGATGGTGACTGGAGTGGACCTGCTCGAGCAGTTCGGATACTTGTCATTCGGCTTCGCCCTGGTTGCACAGACAGACAATGCACCCGATGTGGTGCCGACGTTCGAAACACTAGGGCAGACTAGCCACCTTTACGCGATAACCAACCCATGAGTAACCAGTTCGGACGAAAGGCGAGCCTGATCGTCTCGACTGGCACGCAAGGGCTCGACCTGTCGCAGTTTCGATTCACATTCAGGACAACGAACTCGGACGCCCAGACCCCGAACACACTGTATGTTCGCGTCTATAACCTTTCACCTCAGACCGTCGCGAAGATTGGCACTGAGTTCAATGTGATAACGCTTCAAGCGGGGTATGAAGCCGGCAACTTCGGAATTATCTTCCAGGGTTCGATCAAGCAGACGGCAACCGGCCGCGAGCGAAACGTCGACTCCTACGTGGATATCTGGGGCGCAGATGGCGACGACTGGTTTAATTTCTCCGTCATCAGCCAATCGGTGGCGGCAGGCCAGACTCCGCAGCAAGTCATCAGCGCGATCACTGGCGCCGCATCTTCAAACGGTACGCCACCGATCAAGTTTGCGAGCGACACAACCGGGCTGATAGCGGGTTCCGCGGCCGGCACCGCGCAAGCACTCTCCCGCGGCAAGGTGATGTTCGGGATGAGTCGCGACTACGCGAGAGACTGGGCGAATAAATACGGCTTTCGCTGGTCAATCCAGAATGGCCAGTTCGTGCTTGTGCCGATTACCGGCTATCGCCCAGGCGAGGCAGTCGTGCTGTCCTCTACCACTGGCCTTATCGGTGTTCCAGAGGCGACGCAGGACGGTGTTCGGGTGCGCACCCTGCTCAACCCTCTGATTCGCATAGGATGCCTGATACAGATCGCGAAATCCGACATCAATCAGATCACGACTCAGCAGCAGGGTTTGACCTATAACGCAGCTATCGCGACGGTCGTCACTGCTGCCGGATTTTATAGGGCGATGACGGCTGAGTTCAGCGGAGACAGTCGCGGACAGGACTGGTATGTCGACATGATATGCCTCGCGGTCGACGTGTCGGCGAGCAACCAGAATCAATCTGTCGCAGCGACTGGCTAGCGATCAACCATGTTCGGGATTGTTACGCCAGAGAACGGTCTACCGTCCTTCATGGTCCCCGATACAACGGGAATAACACCCATTTCCATCGTAACGTTCATGGGTGTGCCTGCCGGCACAAACTGGCATCGATAGTCGGACGGCTTCGGTTCTGCGCCCTCGTCATATCCATTGACCAGAGCGGCTTGGCGGCGAAGTTCGGGAGATAGAGACTGGCGTGCGTGCCTAGCCATGTTGATCCGTCTGTAAAGCCAACTCGCTTCGTCCATCGATGGGCAAACAATTGCCCCATCTACTAGATCCATGCCTTTGGCTGTCGGCTGTTTATGTTTTGGCGCCGGCGTGAACGTCACTTGCGGAATTGGTTTCGGAATGCGCACTTCAGGAATCGGAACCGGAGCAGCCACGTAATCAGTGGCTGTTTCCGATTTCCATTCCAAGGGCGGCGGCGGTTCGGTCGTTCTGGAAATTGAATCATTCACTCGTTGATTGAACTGTGCGTATTGCTGACTCGAGCATGCGCATAGCGATAACGACAAGACCAAGACAAGTGGTTTCATAAAGTCCTCAGATGCTCCAATTAGAACGCGTTAATGATTCTCAGGAAGCGCTTCGGCAGGTATTGGATGGCCATCAGGCGCAGGTCTGGACCGCGCTGCCGGGAATTATAGAGAGTTTCAATGCTGGCGCCGTGACGTGCATCGTGCAGCCGTCTATCAAGGCGCAAGTTAGGGCCTCAGACGGCTCGATGCAATGGGTGGCGCTACCCCTTCTGCTGGACTGCCCGGTCGTATTTCCCCGCGGCGGCGGATGTACGCTGACCTTCCCTGTCGCGCAGGGCGATGAATGCCTGGTTGTATTCGCCTCGCGCTGCATTGACGCATGGTATTCAGCGGGTGGCGTTCAGGTGCAATCCGAATTCCGGATGCATGACCTGTCGGACGGGTTTGCCCTTCCGGGACCGTTCTCGCAGGCGACGAAGATCAGCGGAATTAGCACTAGCAACGCGCAACTGCGAAGCAATGATGGCTCTACATTCGTTGAGCTTGATCCTACTGGTCAGATCATCAATGTCGTGGCTCCGGGCGGCATGACAATCACCACCCCGACGCTAACTGTCACAGGCGTGATCGCCGTCGAGAATCAACAGGGTGCAACGAACGCATCTACTTTCAGCGGTTCGATCACGACGACTGGCAATGTGACTGCCGGCTCAATTGACCTGCAACACCACGTTCACACCGGCGTTCAAAGTGGCAGCAGCAATACTGGCGGACCGACAGGATAAGCATGAGATACCGAGCGCTAGATAGCAATTCTGACTACAGCTTCGGCCAGAACGGCGCCAACTTCCTCGTAGATTCGCCGGCCGCTGTCGCGCAAGCAATATCAACGCGATTGAAGCTGATTCAGGGGGAGTGGTTTTTGGATCAGACAGCCGGCACGCCATACAACACGCAAATCCTCGGTGCTGGAACGGAGTCAACCCGCGATCTCGCGGTGCAAACCGTAATTCTCGGGACGCAGGGTGTGACCGAGATAACCGACTACGCCAGCAACTTTGACCCTTCTACGCGTGCCTTTACCGTGGCAGCGACCGTCAATACGCAATTTGGCCCGACCACTATTACGCAGGCTCTCTGATGGCGACCACTTTCCCGCTTGCAACGTTGGCGTGCACAATCTCGTCAACGGGGATCAGCGCGCCCTCGTACAACGATATTTTTTCGAGCCTCACCGCATCGTTTCAGAGCATATACGGCAGCGACATTTACATCGATCCTGACAGCCAGGACGGCCAATGGCTCGCAGTACTGGCTCAGATGGTCAATGACGGCAATCAGGCCGATGTGACTGTCTATAACGGCTACTCGCCCGCCTACGCCCAAGGCGCCGCACTCTCGAGCCAGGTCAAGATCAACGGCATCCGTCGCGATGTAGCGAGCAATAGCACGGCAGTCGTCAACATCGGCGGCCAGGCCGGTACAACGATCTACAATGGCGTAGTCGCAGACACGAACAGCAACCTGTGGACGCTCCCCTCATCGGTGACGATCCCTGTAAGCGGCACGATCGCGGTTACTGTGACTGCCATGGTGCAAGGCACGATCACCGCTATTGCCGGCGCAATCAACAATATCAACACGCCGACGCGCGGCTGGCAAACCGTTTCGAACCCTGCTCCAGCAGTCCCGGGCGAGCCCGTCGAAACTGATGCCGCATTGCGCCAACGCCAGGCAGGCTCTACCTCGTTGCCCGCGCAAACTCCCCTGCAGGCGATCATCGCGAACGTCGCCAACACGCCCGGGATCGGTCGTAACGCGATTTACCAGAACGACACCGGAACGACGGACAGCAATGGTATTCCGGGGCATTCGATCGCTGTTGTGGTCGAGGCTGGCAATGTCGTCACCATCGCCCAGGCGATCGCCGCAAAGAAGTCCCCGGGGACTGGAACGTTTGGCACAACAGACGAGACGGTGTTCGATCCTTCTGGCGTTCCGATCACCATCAATCTATTCGAGCTGAGCGAAATCGGCATCTTTACCCAGATCACCATTGTTCCGATGACTGGGTTTGTGTCTACCACCGGCACACTGATCATCAACGCAGTAGTCGCCTACCTGTCCGGTTTCGCCATTGGCCAGGATTCGCTGCTTGGCAAACTGTTCGGGCCGGCGAACCTCTCCGGAGACGCAGCGACGAACAGCAGCGGCCTCACGCAGGCCCAGCTCGACGTGTTGAGCAACACCTATAACCTGCCTGTCACGAACCTGTATCAGGGGCGCTCTGACATGCTGGTGACGGGTGGGCCGTACACCGCGGGCACGGCGACGATCAATATTGCCAACGTCGCGAGCCTCGCGAATGGTAAATCGATCATCGTGAACCAGACGGACGGATCGCAACTGACTGCTGTCATCACGGGGATTGCTGGTAACGCCGTGACATTCACGCCTGCTATCGCCGCTGGTAAAACGATCAATGCCGGGGCTCAAGTGCTGGTGAATGGCGACCTGACACTGGCATTCAACGAGGGCGCCCAGTGCGTGGCGACTGACGTAAATCTGGTGACGTGATGACGGTTCAGCTATCGCAATACACATCGCTCATCACGTCAGAGCACCAATCTGCACCTCGTTTCATGGCGATGGTCTCGCTGCTCGCGCAGTGGGCCGTTGACCGGCAAAACATGCTGGCGTCGATTCCCGGCCTGTACGACATCGATGATGCAGTCGGATCGCAACTCGATGCGGTTGGTCTGTGGGTGGGGGCATCGCGCAATCTCTCGGTTCCGCTTACAGACGTCTATTTCAGCTTCGACGAAACGGGACTCGGATTCGATGAGGGCACGTGGTTGGGACCGTTCGATCCAACGACCGGCCTCACCGCGCTGCCTGACGCTCAGTATCGGATCCTGCTCTACGCAACTATCGCCGCGAATAACTGGGATGGCACGATTCCGAGTGCCTATACGGCATGGAACACGATTTTTGAGCCGCTGGGGTATTCGATACTCATCCAGGATAACCAAAACATGACGATGGATATCGTCCTGGTTGGCCCTACTCCTGATGCCGTGACGCTGGCGCTGTTCCTTGGCGGGTATCTGAATCTGATTCCTGCTGGTGTGGGCATCGGCTACCACTTTGTGCCAAGTCTGCCCGGTGTCCCGGTCTTCGGATTCGACGCTGAAAACTCGAGCATTTCGGGTTTCGACGTCGGCGCATGGGCTTTGGCATTCGCATAACCAGATTCCCCTTTCACTTTTATCAAAAGGCTGCCTTCGGGTGGCCTTTTTGCATTTGGAGAGCAAATGTCCGTCGAACAGGATTTTCTGCCGTTCGCCACCGGAACCCTGGCAAACGTCCTGACTCAGGCCCAGTATCTGGCGCTCACGTCAGTCGTTCAAAACGGATTCACTGCTGGCGTCGCACCGTCCGTCCAACTGAACAAGGTCTGGCGCCAGTCGAGTATTGCAGCCGCAGTGCTGGCGCAATTCATCGTCAACAACAGCGGCCAGCCAGCGATCGATGATGGCACGACTGCAACGCTTCTGGCGAACCTGACGACAGCCGTTTCAGTGGTAGCACGCCAGAACCCGGTGCTCGCTGACACAGGCGCAGCCAACGCATACGTCGTCGCCAACGCCGCAGCCTTCACGGCCTACCCTACCGTCTCCGGCCTGGTGATTGATGTCTCGATCGCGCACGCCAACACGGGAGCATCTACGATCAACGTCGACGGTCTGGGCACGAAGCCCATTCTTGGCCTTGGATTACAGGCACTACAAGGCAGCGAACTGATTGCCCAAGGCGTCGCCAGCCTGCTCTACGTCGTCGCATCGACGGTCAACTCTGGCAATGGCGCATTCATCGTTCTCGAATGCACGGGCGGAGCACAACAAATCGCCCCCGCCACTGCATCCGGGCATGCGGTGCAGTTGGGGCAGCTTGCTAGCGGACTGAATCTTGCGACGCCAGCGCAGTTCGATAACAGCACGAAGATGGCTAGCACCGCCTTTGTCTGGCAGAACCGGGCCGGCTTCAATGGGGTCTTGGGACCATCTTCCAACACGACGCTTACGACGGCCAATCTCGGTTCGTTCGTCGCC